AAAAAGAAAGAAGAAGAAAAAAGAAAAGTTGAAGGTCAAATTGTTTCTGCAATTAATAGCACTTATAATCAAAGTTTAATTAAAAATAATTTAAAATAGGGGGAATAATGGCAAAACTTAAAAACATACAAAAGAATCTAGTTAAACTTATGAAAACTAGCAAAGATAAGGATTTGAACAAATATTATAAAGATATTGAAGAACTTCCTTTAAAAAGTTTTGGATTACTTGTTAAAATTCTTAAAAAAAGCAAACCATTAATAATAGATAAAAAGGGGGAATAATGAAAAACAAAGAATATACTTCAATTTGTGATATTTTAACCAAACAATTAAAGCGTAAATGCTTTCCGTTTATGGATTTTGGGGAAATAAAGCGAATCAAATACCCCCAAATTTACCGCTTCCCAATAGAAAACCAATACAAAGAACCTAAAAGAAAAAACTATTTTTTCATAGCTTTAGGGCTTTTACTTGTATTACTCTTGTATATTAGTTGGATTTTGATATAAACCTACAAAGAAAGGAATCAATTATGATATTAAAAAATATTATTTTAGAAAAAAAATTAAGGGAAAGCCAAATATTTAACTCCGATTGTGTTGGTGCTGGTGATTATAGGGTTTTGGCTTGGTGTAATGAAAAAATTTCTAAATATAAATCTAGAAATTATGTTTTAAAAATGTTTAAGAAACTTAATTTTATACCGGAAACAAAAAAAGAAGATTGTAAAAATTTAAGTTGTTTTTAGTTATTTAAGAAAGGAATCAATTATGAATATGCAATTCAATAAAAGGGAAATTATAGCCGTTAATAATGCCGATTATTATACTTGTATTAATTGGAAGCCGTTAGGCAACAAGGAAAGATTCGAATTTAAAACAAAAGAAGAAGCTATAAAAAAGGGTAATAAGATAGTCAAAGACGACACAAAAGCAAAGGTTCTTATTTATGCGGTTAAAGATACCAATTATGCCTTAATCAAAGGAATTAGGGGTTCTTCATGGAAGTAAAGCATGGCAAACGCTAGGACTAACTTATGGAATAAACTAAAGGAAATTTGCAATAAGAACTATGATATTCAAGGCGTTCAATATTGGAAATATATTATTAAAGCAAAAGATTATGTCCCTTTAAAGGATTTAAAAGAATGGATTCGCAAAGAAGAAATAAAACAAGTTAAAAAGAACCAAGAACAAGACAACGCTTATAAAGAAAGGGGAATACATGGCGGACAATGATAAAGAAAAAGATTCAACTATTCAAGTAGATTTATTCGGAAATGAAGTTACCAAAAAATTTGAATTAAGGGACAAATACATAGAACCGCCTTTTAGTATCTTTGACACTAAACAAGGTACTTGGCAAAGAAGAAGAAATAAATGGAAAGCGTTAGGAATAGAAAGCGAATTAGGGCGAAAAGTTGACGGTGCTCACTTTGCCGGTAGGCATAGACAAGCCGAAAGAAGCTCAAAACCGGTAGCCGAATCAACTCAAAGAATTTTAGATGTTGGAGAGCATTCTATATTTGACCCAGTTGTTTGTGAATTAGCTTATTTATGGTTTTGTCCAAAAGAAAATTCTAGGATATTAGACCCATTCGCAGGGGGTTCGGTTAGGGGAATTGTAGCTTCAACTATGGGACATGATTACACCGGCATAGAATTAAGGGAAGAACAAGTATTAAGTAATAGGGAACAAGCTAAAAGAATATTTGAAGAAAAAGAAAAAAAGCCGGATTGGATTATAGGCGATTCGAATCAAGTATTGGACAAATTAAACAAAGGTTTAGCAAGTAATCAAGTAAAAGAATATGATTTTATTTTTAGTTGTCCGCCTTATGGAAATTTAGAAATTTATAGCGATATGAAAGAAGATATTTCAAATATGGAATATGATAAATTTTTAGAAATTTACGAATCAATTATTGCGAAGTCTTGCAAGTTATTAAAGCAAGGGGAATTAGCTTGTTTTGTTGTGGGCGAATTTAGGGACAAAAAAGGACATTTTTACGGCTTTGTGCCGGACACTATCAACGCCTTTAAAAAATGCGGTATGAAGTTTTACAATGAAATAATATTACTTAATGCGATTGGTTCGGCTAGTGTTAGGGCTTCAACTTCAATGAAAAATAGAAAGGTCGTAAAAATACATCAAAATGTATTAGTTTTTAAAAAGATATGACAATAAAAAAAGATTTATATGTTTATAGGGTTTTGCATGGAACTAAACGAATTAAAAAAATTAAATTAAGAAAGCTATTAAATCATTTAAACATGGAAGTATTTACAAAAAAGTTTTTTGCAACGGAAAAAGAAGCAAAGGATTATATTAAAAATGAAAAGAATATTAAATAATTATAAAATAGAAGATTGTTTAGAAAGTCTAAAAGATTCTACTTTTAAATATGATTATATAATTACTTCCCCTCCTGATTTTAGCGAAATAGGGTTATCTTTAAAAGATAGTTATTATAATTGGATAAAAAAATATATTGAAAATTTTAATCCTACTTCCGGTTTTGTTACTATTTGCGTAACCGACAGGAGAGCAAACGGTGGAATAATAACTAAACACAAAGAAATAATAGATGCTTTTCAAACTTTAAATTGGAAAGTATATAGTTATAAAATTTGGTTAAAATCTTTTAATATAGATTTATATAAATTACCTTATCAACATTTAATAACATTTACCCAAGAAAAAAAAAAAATACCACAAACAAAAAGAATTTTAGAAGATGTGTTCTGTATTAAGCCAAGCGGATTTAAAAATTCTATGCCTGTTGAAATTTGCGAAAGACATATAAATAGTTTTACAAATATAAACGAAATTGTTTATGACCCTTTTTTGGGAAGTGGAACTACTGCCGTTGCCTGCAAAAAAAATGATAGAAATTGGTTTGGTTCTGAAATTAATAGCGAAATTGCAAGTATAATTGAAGAAAGATTAAAAAATGAAACTTGAAAATAGAATAAACATAGAAGAATTGGCAAGGCAAACACTAAAAAATATTTTATCTTCTAAAGGTATTATATATAGACATTATGAAAACAAATTTAAAAGCAAAGAATCCAATAGCGAAGAAATTAAAAACTCCGCAATTCAAATTGAAAGTAGTAAAACCAAAGAAAGGGAAAGGAAGCTATGTTAGAAGCAATAATAATACTAGAAATAGTGATGTGGACTAGCTATTTAATGTTTAATTAAAAAGTGAATAAAAAATGTTCACAATGTAAAGAAACCAAAGATGTTAAAAATTTTTGGTGGCGTAAAGACAACCAAAATTATAGAGCAAATTGTATAGAATGTTGTTCAAAAAATAGGAAAAAATATTATAAAAAACACAAAAAAAGATTATTAGAGTGGCACAAGAATTATCGTTTAAAAAATAGAAATAAAATTAATAAACAACAAAAAGAAAGCTATTACAAAAATAATGGTGCTGAAAAAAGAAAAATATGGAGACTTAAAAATCCATTAAGAGATTTAAAAACAAATAGAAAATGGCGATTAAACAATCCTAATAAACTTAAAGAATTTAATAAAAAAAGGTGGCAAAAGATTATAAATGACCCAATATTACATGAAAAAAATAAACAACAAGTAAGATTAAAAATGTCCACCCCTAAAGCAAAATTAAGACAAAGAAAATCGTTTAAAAAGCATTTTCTAGCAAATAAAGAATATTATTTAAAAAAGAATAGAAAGCATTACCTTAATAATAAATTATATTATAATTTAAAATCTTTACATAGAAGAAAGGAAATTTTAAAAAGGATTCCTAAATGGGCTAATTTAGAAAAAATTTTTGAAATATATAAAAATAGAAAAAAAGGGTATCATGTAGACCACATTATACCATTACAAGGTAAAAATGTTAGTGGGCTTCATGTAGAAAATAATTTACAATATTTAAAAGCAAAAGATAATTTAAGCAAAGGCAATAATTTTATCCCAAAATAAAAAAGTGTATAAATTAACTATTTTTTGACGAACTAAAATTTATTGTAGCATTAAAAGAAAAAGAAATTCTTTCTTCATCTTTATTAGTAGAATTAAACGGATAAACAATATGCGAAAGTGAATTTGGAAAAAGAATCCAAGTACGCTCCATTTCATTTGGCGTAATTCTATAATTAACATCAGTAAACATACCCTCCGAACCCTCTATAAATTCCGTATTACCGGAAAAATCATTATGTTGTTTTGCGTTTTCCGTAGGAATCATGGCTTCTGGGATTTGCAAGTAACCAACACAAGAAAGATGATAATTTTTTGTTTTTGTATATTCTGTATGGCGATGGCAAGGGTTATAATCTCCAGGTTTTGAAACTACATACCAAGCAGAATTAATTAATATAGATTCTATTTTTTCTTCTTTATAATGGGCGTTAGTGTATGAAGCTATAATAGGGTCAAAAAAAGATTTTTTCCATTTTAACATAATTTCTGGGGTTATTAGATATTCTTCGGCAACATGACCTACTAATCTTTCGCCCCAATCATGGTTATTTTTCTTTTCTTTATCGCTTCTAATATTTTTTAAATCTTCTTTAAAATCTTTAATTAAATCTAAAGGCAAAACTGCTTTTGCTAAAGTTGAGCCAAAAGGTTTAAATATTTTAAAATTTATTTTATCCGTCATATATCATATATATTATATAAATTTTTTATTGGAATACTCCAACATTTAGGTCTATCTAACCCAAAATCTGTTAAATATTTATCTTCTAATTTGACAAAATAAGGATACCAACCTTGAATTGTATATGTATGTTCGCCCTCATAAGTAACTAAAACATATTTTGCTTTCTTTTCTATTGGGCGAATAATTAAACTATTATTATATTTTTTTTGTTGGGTTCTTATTTCTATATCATTACCAACATCAGCTTTATCGTATCTATTATAAGTGTCGCTATAACTACCATTAAAAAAAACATTTTTAGCTTTACAATAAGCAACTTCGCCCATAGCCCCTAAAATTCCTAAAGATAGTGTACGCTCCTCCGAACCTTTATAACCATGTCCGAATTTTTTTTTCATTTTAATATTTTCAACATATCTTTTATTAGCTACTTGCGAAGCCATCTCTATTTCGTATGGTTCTAATTTCACAATCATATTTCGTTACCGAAACTGTCCCAACCTTGAACCTTTTGCCTAGCAAACAACTCTATTCTTGGCAAGTTTCCGCAAAGCTCAACTATTGCATTTCTTATTTTATGAGGTTTTTTACTATGTTCCCTACGCTTATCTATAACTAATTGTTGAACATTTTTAGAAATTCTTTTTGGTTTTCCTTTTGTAGCTAACAAACACATTTCAGGATTAGCTCTTGTCCAATAACCTAAACCCATAAAAAAATTATTCATTTGATTTGTTTTAACCCATGTAAAAGCCACCGTTTTATATTTAAAACCCCATGCTTTC